TATGACAAGTTCACGGAAAAGAACTATTTCCCTATCAAGGTGGATAAAGATACTATCGATATGAAAAATAGCGACCTTGAAAGGAATATGTCTACGCTGAAGAATAAGGGAATGACTAAATCCCTTCAGAAAGAAGCCTACAATCCGCTGATTGTGGATGATATCTTTGAAGTAATGATGAAGCATGTAGACGAAATGACTTCCTACGGCGCATATTTCCCAGCTATTACCGATATGCAGAAGTTTTATAACATGAAGGACGAGACAGGCAATTCCGTTCATAGAGAGCTTTCCAGAGTAATGGGTAATGGCGGTACAAATTACTACATGAATCTGCTTAGAGACCTAAACGGAAGCCGTGGCGATACAGATAACGCGGACAAATTCTCACAAGGATTTTCCAGCCTGTATAAGGGGGCGAAAGTTCTTGGCAATCTAAGAGTAGCGATCCAACAGCCGACAGCTTATGCAAGAGCGATTGCGGCCATTGAGCCAATCTATCTTGCAAAAGGTCTTAGCCTTCCTATTACTGAAGCAAATAAGGAATGGGAGCTTGCGAAGAAATACGCGCCTATTGCCCTTTGGAAGTCTATGAGCGGTTCTTTTGATATCAATATGGGCAAAGGCCTTAGACAGCAGATGACCGGGGAAGCGACTATTCGAGAGGATATAGCGAATAAAGCCGGATTCATTCTGGAAAAAGGAGACGAGTTCGCATGGAAGCGCCTTTGGTACGCTGCAGAAAAGAAGGTTGAGGCTACTACTGACCTAAAGAAAGGCACGGAAGAGTATTACAAGGCGGCGGCAGATATATTCAACGACGTTATAGACAAAACGCAAGTAGTGGATTCCGTGCTGAATAGAACGGATGCCATGAAGAGTAAAAGCGGATTGACTAAACTGACTACTTCCTTCATGTCTGAGCCGTCTAAAACCTATAACATGGTTTATCGTGCTTACTCTGATTTCAAGAAGGGCAAGGGCAACGCCGGGGAATTACTTGGGGTTATGTCGGCGTATGTGCTGAATGCTGCGCTTGCCGCCGCCGCTGCTTCTGTACTATCCGCAATGAGGGATAGGGACAAGGAAAAGAAATACGGAGAACGCTGGCTTGATGCCTTTACTGGAGGCTTCACGGACAATATCAATCCGATAGGCTACATTCCTTTTGCAAAAGACGCTTTTGAAATAGCAATGAATGCCGGGAAGTGGAATAACGGATCCAATGACCTTACTACAAAGCCTATCGCTGATGCAGTTAAGGCAGTTACGAGTTTATCCGAGGCTATGAACGAAGATTCTAAGCTTGGGGTAGCGGGGAACCTATACAAGGCTTCAAATATGCTTGATATTGCGGGCATCCCAATGAGCAATACCTTGAGGGATATTGGAGCGCTGTACGATACACTTATCTATGATGTGCTGGATGATGTCAACCTTCAGTATGATAGAGATAAGCTTGTCTACAATATGGAAGGAAAGAACAGCAAGGGAGATTATATCAATGTAAAGCGCTTCCTATCTTCCGCACTAAAGGCATACACCAGAGGAGACAAGGCACTAGGCGATAAGATTATGGCAGATTTAAAGGCAAAGCTGGGCGATGATGTAATCGAAGAAGCTATGCAGAAACAGCTAAAAGGCAATGATATGATCCAGGCAATGGCTGAAAAGAAAGCAAGCGGCCAAGACTATTCAGAGGATAGGGAAGCATTGCTTAGCCAAGGCTTTAGTGAAGCCATGATTGATAAAGCGCTGGAGAGTGCTTATAGAAAACAAAGTCCGATAAAGAAGGAGGATTTGGCAGAACAGCTATTTGAACAATCAGAAGGATATAAGGATAGCTTAAAGGCTTATGTTGACTACAAGAAGGCTGACGGCGTATCTGACGAGAAGATTCGGAGCAGTATCAAGAGCGCTGTGACCGGCAGATATAAGGAAGCCTATCAAGCGGCTATAGGGAATCCGGCGGAATCTGATGCAATCCTTAGAAAGATTCTGCGAATTACCTACGAAGGAAAACAGCTATACACCGAAAAAGACCTAAAGCAATGGGCGAAAAAATAAGGAGAAGAGGGCAAGGAAACTTGTCCTTTTCTTTTTTATTGCTAGGGTATCAAAAAATAAGGGCTTGTATTATGGCGGTAGAAACTCAGGAAGGAGGAGAAGATATGGATGGATTTTAACGCATTTTTTTCATTGGTGGATTTCGGAGTGATTATCCAGTCGCTAGGGTGGCTGTCTCTAGGGCTTATCACCTTGGTAGAAAAGTTTGCTCCGAAAGATAAGAAGCCATGGACGGCGCTTCTTACCTTTATCGGGAAGATATTGACAAAGGAATTTGCGGAATCTCAGAAAGCCTTAATGGACAGGGTTGATGTTCTAAGCGACAAGGTTGAAGCTGTCGCCGAATCCGTTGAGGAGACAAGAGCCATAGCCGCAAAGGTCAGGATATTACGCTTTAGTGATGAAATTATCGGAAAACAAGTTCACAGTAGAGAAAGCTTTGTTCAGATATTTGCGGATATTGACACCTATGACAGGTATTGCCGAAACCATTTGGACTTTAAAAATCATAATACAGTGAGCGCAACGAAACTGATTACTGATGCGTATGATGAGCGGTCGAAAAAGAGTGATTTTAGTTATTGAAAAGGAGGAAAGAAAATGGATTTTGGAATTGGAACAGTAGTGGCAATTACAGTGATCGTGTACCTCATTGGAGCGGGGTGCAAGGCAGTAGAGGGTTTGAATAATAAATTCATTCCTGTAATCTGCGGATTCTCCGGCGCTGTGCTTGGCGTTGTAGGAATGCTGACTATGCCGGACTTCCCGGCAAAGGATATTTTAAATGCAGTAGCTATTGGAATTGTAAGCGGCCTTGGTGCGACTGGAGTAAACCAAGTCGGCAAGCAGCTTACACAATAACTTATATAACAGGAGGAAAGCGTATGAGTAAGAACAAGCCGTTTGAAAGGTACGAAGGCATTGACGAAGATGCCAAGAAACAGGAAGTTCCTGTAAAGGACAACAAGGCGGACAATTCCCCGCACCCTGTCGGCTATGGCAGAGGCGTAGGAGAAGAGGACAAGGAGAATGGACCCGGCGTAGAGCTGTAGGGCGGACTTGGGGCAGTACAGCAATGTATTGCCCCTTTTTGATTATGAAAGGGGAGGTATATGAATCCATATCAAAGAGGGCAAATAGCATTATGTGGCGACTATTTTAAGTATACGCCTAGCGGAGCGAGTGCATTTAAACGTGCCGGGCGGTGGTATAAAGAACCTTTGCCGGGGAGTGTAGTATTTTTCTATAGTCCAAGCATGGGTAGAATCTGCCATGTTGGAATCGTTGAGAGTGTGGAAGGAAATAGGATCACTACGATTGAGGGAAATACTTCCGGAACTCAGGGAGACAGAAACGGCGGAGAGTGTAGAAGAAAGACTTATAACGGATTTTCTGTAGGCGGTAGAAACTGGATCAATGGATTTGGAAGACCTGTCTACGGAGACGATACTTGCACCGCAAAGGAACTTTTGGATGTTGCCCGGGGAGAAATTGGCTACGAGGAAAAGGCTTCCCCCCAAGGGTTGGAGGACAAGCACGCAAACAGGGGGAACAAGAACTATACTAAGTATGGGCAATGGTACAACAACGGAAAGGCTTTATCTGAGTACTGGTGTGCGGAGTTTGTAAGCTGGTGCTTCTACATGGCTTGCAAGAATCACGCCACAACGCAACAGGAGCCACGTAGAGAGGGCTGGCAACAGCAGAATGATAAATGGCTGTACTATGTCGACAACGTGCCTTTATGGGGCGGATGGCGCTATATTAACGGCAGATGGTACGCCTTCGACAATGCCGGATTTATGATTAAGGGATGGTTTAAGACTGAAGAAGGCTGGTATTACCTCGGAGAGGATGGCGGAATGCTTGCCGGACAATGGATTGAGGATAAGGGCAAGTGGTACTATCTGACAAAGACCGGGCTTATGGCGACTAATGCGAAGGTTAGAAAGACTAGGGGGGAAGGATTCGACTATGTAGGAGAGGACGGTGCCTTTGATTCTTTCAAATCTCTCCTCCAAAGATTCCCGGAAAGAGTGGAAATAGTCGAGTAAATAAGCCATTTCTTGGCTATAAATCCGTGACAAATTTCGTGACAAAATCCGTGACAAAATTTTGCATTTCAACAAGAAAATCTATCGTTTCCGAGAGATAACGCAACAAGAAAAAACATAGCTAAAAACATGAAAAAAGCACGTTTCTAAGCCAATCCGCAAGGGTTTAAGGTTTAAAAACGTGCTTAAAATTTTCCAATAAAAAATCGAGGTGACAAGATTCGAACTTGCAAGAAAAAGTCTGTAGAGTGGCTTAAACACTATATCTTTTCTCTTCCGTGACAAAATTCGTGACAAAATTTTTATAAAATACCATTCAGATGGTCTATATATTTTTGGCTTTCTTTTTCAATAGAATCCTTCTGCGCGTGGCGGTAAACGGACTTCATTACATTATCAGTTTTCCATCCCCCATTCCTTAGGATAACCATGTCCGGGATTCCCAGAGCGTGAGAGGAAGAGGCAAAGTAATGCCGCAATTTGTGTAGGCTGAAATGAGGGATTTTAAGGTCTTTCAATATCTTTGTAAGTCGCTTGTTTATGGATCCGGGGAATCCCTTATAAACATATCCCTTGGCTTTTATCTTCTCCAGTATGGAATCCGGGATAGTAATGTCTCGGATAGACTGCGGGGTTTTCGGCTTCTTCTTTATCCAGTTTTTGTTTTCGTCTTCCACTAAGCCTTTTGTTATGTGGATCGTGTTCCCTTCAAAATCGTTTGGATATTCTAATGCGCATATCTCTGAACGCCTCAGTCCAAAGATTGCCAGGAGTATAGCCACTTCTATTTCTTCCCCTTGGATTGCCGCAAGGATTCGCTTAATGTCCTCGTCTTCCGGGGTGTATGCCGTGGAAGGACTGGGGAGCGGGAGCGTTACATGGATATTTCTATCCGGGAGAACGGAAGATAGAATTGTTTGGATGAATCCGAAAACCATCTTGGTGGACTTTGGGGAATGGTCTTTTGCGTGGCTGTTTATATATTGCTGTATAAGCTTGTCACTAATGTCTAGGGGTTTCTTGTTCTTGATTTCGTCCGGTAAACGCTCCAGCATCCGCTTGTACTCTCTTATGGTTGCTGGACTGAGAATGCTAGACCTATCCTGTATGTACTGTTCTCCGGCTCGTTTGAAAGAGGATACAGGGGAAAACTGGATGTTCTTCATTATTGCTTCATTAAGCAGAAGCTCCGCTTCTTTGTTGCTGGGTTTGTACGGCAATAGGAGAGTATGGACTTTCCCGTTATTCATTTTACGGATTCTGTAATTGCCGGAAGGTAATTTTGTAATGTTCGCCATGTTTTTCGCCTTTTAATTGTTTAAAAAATAATTATTCATTTTAAAAAAGAATATAAGATTGTAAAAAGAACAAATGTTTGCTAATATCTTTTTATCGCTACCGCCACATCATGGAGAGAACATCATGGACGACAAAGAAGCAATACTAAAGTACCTTGATAAGGCCAACAAGAGGGAGCTAAGGCTGGTTCTGCTGTATATCAAGGCAATTTTAAGACTAGGGTAATCCCCTAGTCTTTTTTGATTGCGAATCTTCCCCAGCGTTCGCCTATTTGCGGTTCAAAGCAATCTTGCAATTCCCGGTCATGCCTTGGCATTACTTCTATCGGCTTCGCTATGTCTATGGCAAGCTCCAGCGTATGCTCTTTTGCCTCCAGTAGCCTAATAGATTCTTGCTCCGTTGCTTCATGCTTACATTCCCTTGTTTCATAAAGCAATTCTTGTAATAAGCCGACTAAGGCTCTTCTCTTTGCGTTGTCCATAGTTCTCCTTGCGTTATGTATTCCAGACAAAACAGAAGAAAAACAGATCTGCAATCATCCAGAAAATCCAGAACGGAATAACCCACAATCCCATGTCGTCAAAAACGGTAAAAGCAATTCTGAGTGTCATTGCTGCATATATCAATGCCATTACCAGCGAACTGCACCCGCTCATGCTTCCTTTTTTAAGCATCTTTTGAGTTACCTTGCACACTGCCTTAATACAAAGCGCTGGCAGAAAGAAACAACCGCCTGTCCAAAGCAAAGTTTCCAGAATCAAAGATAAAGTTCTCATATTCCCCCCTTTATAAAAAGCCAATGGCGCTATGCCGTTGGAAAACTAGTTTATGTGATCGTTTATAAGATTTTCCATGAACTTCTCTATAACTTTCCATTCTTTATCATCAAGCTGTGCTAGTGCGGAAATAAAACGTTTTTTGTAGTTCATTTCATTGTCCGACTGCAACTCTCCTATAAATGATGCAATTTCTTCTTCCCTTACCATGTTGTCAGTGAGTAAATCTTCTCTATGAATCCCAAATAGTTTGCACATTGCATCTACTTTGTCCATTCTAGGGGTTTTGATACCGCTTAACCAGTTGTATATAGAGGTTGTTCCAACACCTAGCTTTTTTGCAAACTCTGCTTGCGTCATTCCGGATAAGTCAAAATAATGTCTAAGGTTTTTTGAAAAAATATCATTAAATGACTTGCTTTGCATATTGCTCCCCTTTCCACGATTATTATAATTTTCACCTTACTACACTATATAATAATCACATTTAGCGAGAAAGTAAACACTAAAAGTGAAAAATTATCACAAAAAGTATTGACACACGCTTAAAGTGTGATATACTCAATGCATAATCAAGAATTTACCGAACAAGAAAGGAGGGCATTGCTTGAAGAATATAAAAATTAGTTTAGCGGCTGCACGTGTTAATGCGGGTCTTACTCAAGTGGAAGTTGCAAATGATTTAAGAATATCTAAAAAAACATTAATTAACTGGGAAAAAGGAAAGGCCAGACCGAGTTTCGCAACAATTAGAACATTATCAAACCTTTACAAAATTCCAGTAGACAATATTTTTTTGCCAAAAAACGCCACTTAATGTGATAAAACACACACTTTAAAAAAGGAGGTACTAATAAAATGTTAAGAGAACTTCCACCTTTAGAAATTAGAAGAACAGAAGTGCAGTCGGAAGACTACTAAAAAGGAGGAAAAAGAAAATGGCGCACTACAAAGTTAAAAATACCGTAGAGGTTGAGATTCGTGTCGAAGCTGACGACGCAGGAAGTGCTAGGCATAAAGTCGCAATGCTGATATTCAATGGTTTTTTAAATCCTAATGCTATACCAACTTTAGAAATTAGAAGGTCAGAAGTACAGGAGGAAGAGAATTGAGCGATTTAAGAGAACTTCCACTTGACCCGCCAGAGGTAAAAGAAATCTACAGAGAATACCCGGTAACAATAACCATGGAACTGGACGTTCAAGTAGAGGCGAGAGACGAGGAGGAAGCCAAGAAGCTGGCTTATGACTGGCTTTCCGCCAAGTATGCAAACGATAGCGCAATAAACGACTATGACGTTCTGAAAACAGAAATCACAAGTTATGAGTAGGGGGGTGATTGGTTGAAGAAAATCGAAAAACAGATTATCGGCAACATGAAAGAAATGTTTCCGAAGCTTACGGAACTGGAGAAAGCAAAGCTTCTATACCTAACCGAGGGAATGGCTTTTATGAAAAAGAAGGAAGGGGGAAACAATGGCGAGAGTGCTAAGAGCCAAGGATAACCGCTCAAGGGTTGTCCAAAGTGCAATCGAAAGCCGATTGAAGGAAATCGGCATCACGCAAAACGACCTTATCCGGGAAAGCGGTATAAGCGCAACGGCGCTATACAACATAAAGCGGAAAGGAGAAGTATCAAGCCAGCAGTTCCGGGAACTGAATAGGATATTGAACTTTTCTGAAGAGGTTGTAACGGAAATCATGGCGGCGGTTTTCGGAGTGGAGCAGAAGAAAACGAACATTGAAAAGAAAATCGACTTGATTTTAGAAAGGATTGGATGATGGGAAGGGCAGAAGTAACACCATGGGAAAGATTCCTTGCACTACTGGAATCTAATGATGTTCCAGTTTATCAAGTGTGCAGCGTGCTGGAGATGGAAGAGGAAGAGTTAAAGAAGAAAATCCGCTACTCAAACATTACTTTGCTGGATGTTTTAAAGATTTGGAAACTCTTGGGAGTTACCAGTGCAAAGATTGTGAATTTGTTCTTTAGCGGAGCGACCATAGGAGGAAGACTGGATGAGAAGGAAGAGGATAAGCAGAAAGAGAAGACTGCTTGCAAACTTGATTAAGTGGATCATAGGGATTTTATCAGTAGTGGCAATGTTCGCCGTTTGCTGTTTAGACAGTCCTCCACCAAACGATGTGACTATGTGTTTGGTAATGGTGGATTCGATAGCGGTAATAGTGGCTTTGTTACAGGTACTTAGGCTTGTAGAAAGGAATTAGACATCATGGAAGTACACGACTTAATAATCAGAGTAGAGCTTGCCTTAAAGGTAGAGGCTAACGACTTGGAAGAAGCCACGGAGAAGGCCGGGAAGTGGATAAGGAGGAAGTTTGGAGAATCGAAAAGCGTTGAGGACTACGAATGGGAAATATTGGATTAAAAAAATGCCCCTAGCTGTTGGCACAACTAAGGGCGGCGAAAACATATAGACAATTAAAAGAATAACACGGAGGGCGATAAATGGCAACACTATATGAGATTACAGGCGATTTTCTGAAGCTGTTAGATATGGCGGAGGAATTAGACGAACAGGTTTTCCGGGATACCTTGGAAGGTATCGAAGGGGAACTGGAGATAAAGGCGGACGGCTACGCCAAAGTAATAGCCGAGTTAGAAAACAGAGAAGACGGCTTGGACAGAGAAATTAAAAGGCTTACGGATCGGAAAAAAGCAATCGGCACAAACATTGCAAGAATCAAGGGGAACCTTGAAGCGGCAATGATTGCTACAGGGAAGAAGAAATTCAAAACGGATTTATTCAGTTTCGGCATTTACAAGAATCCGCCGAAATTGGTGCTAGACAAAGGGATAGATGATATCCCAATGGATTACTACATTTTCCAGGATCCAGTAGCAGACAAGGAAAAGATTAAAGCAGAACTGAAGGCGGGCGAGAAATTCGACTTTGCCCATTTGGAACAGGATGAGAAGCTGAGAATCAAATAATAGGAGGTGCGAAAATGTTTAGACCATTGACGAGCGAAGAAATAGATTGCAGAGTGGCGACTTGCAAAGATAGCGGCGTGTCCTTACTCCTCTACAAG